TACAACCTTATACGTTTATCACATCAAATAATCTTTCGTTCTTTCAAGGTAATGTCATTAAATATGTTTGCCGTTATAAAAATAAAAATGGAGTAGAGGATCTAAAAAAGATTATTCATTACTGTGAATTAGAAATAGAAGAGTTATGCAAAAACCAGTAGAAATAAATACAAACGTATTTAAACGATTTAAAGAATTAGATTACGATATCAAAAAAGCAATTGATGTTGGCGCTCATCAAGGAGGCTGGGCTAAAAGATTTAAGACAGTTTACCCTTATGCTGAACTCTATTTAGTAGACGGAAATGAAAAACATAAAGAAAAACTAAGCGAATATGGTCAATTCATTCATGGTTATGTTGGACAATCAAAAGAGAAAAGAACTTTTTATACATCAGCAAAAGAAAGTGATGAATCAGGTAATTCATTATATCAAGAAAATTCAAATACACCTTTTAGAAAACAAGAAGTTTACACGGCACCTTTAAAAGATTTAGTCCCTGATCAAAAATATGATTATATTAAAATGGATATTCAAGGTGCAGAACTTGAAGTGATTGAAGGATCATTAAGTTTATTTTATCAAACTAAATTTGTACAGTTAGAAGTTCCAGTATTTCAAAATAATAAAGATGCACCAAACTTTGAACAAGTTATAAACTACATGGCAAACTCTGCATTTAAAGTATTTGAAATTGAAAATATTTACTATAATAACAGATTGATGGGGATTGATTTTGTTTTTAATAATCAAACACTTAATGAAGTTTTACCTACAGAAGGTAAGAAATTAATTTATGGACACAATAAAGAATAAGAAAAAAAGAAGAGGTGGTTGGAATGCAGCACTAGGACGTAAGCTTATGTCTAAAAATGTATTACGTGGTCACTATGAATGGTGTAAAAAAGAAGGGAGAGATATAAGTTGGTATGAGCCTACAACTCGCAATGAATTTTAAAAAGAATATGTGGAATGCGCCAAATGAATTTAAAGATTTAACTGGCTACGATGAAATCGCAATAGATTTAGAAACCAGAGATGATGGTATTAGTCAGGGACTTGGTGCAGGTTGGGCATCAGGACGAGGAGAAATTATTGGATTTGCTGTAGCTGTAGAAGGTTGGCAAGGTTACTTTCCTTTTGGTCATTATGGTGGAGGAAACTTAATTCCTGAACAAGTTAAACAATATATGAAAGATGTTTGTAGTTTACCTGCAACTAAAATATTTCATAACGCTCAGTACGATGTTGGTTGGCTTAAAGCATCAGGGATCGAAGTTAAAGGCCAGATTGTAGATACGATGGTTGCTGCTGCACTGATTAATGAAAATCGTTGGAGTTACTCTTTAAATGCATTATCTGTTGATTATCTTGGTGAGATTAAAGCTGAGTCTGATTTAAAAGAAGCCGCAGCGGCTCATGGTGTTGATGCTAAAGCAGAGATGTGGAAGCTTCCTGCTGAACATGTTGGACATTATGCGGAACAAGATGCACGGCTCACGCTCCTTCTATGGCAAAGATTTAAAGCAGAGATAAGAACTCAAAGCCTGGAAACTATTTGGAAACTAGAATCTGATTTATTACCAATACTAATTGAAATGAGATTCAATGGTATTAATGTTAACTTAGAAAAAGCGGAAGAACTAAAACTAGAATTTGCGGGACAAGAAAAACAACTGCTACAAAAAATAAAAAAATTAGTAGGCAAAGATATAGATATTTGGGCTGCAAGACAGATTGGCGAAGCTTTTGATAAATTAGGAATAGAGTATCCAAGAACACAGAAAACAGGTGAGCCATCATTTACACAAAATTATTTATTTAATTCCCCTCATGAAATCTCTAAATTAATTGTCCAAGCAAGAGAAGTCAATAAATTTCATAACACATTCTTAACTGGAATTACTAAATACCAACACAAAGGAAAAATTCATGCGGAAATCAATCAACTACGTTCTGATTCTGGCGGTACTGTTTCTGGTCGTCTCAGCATGTCAAACCCGAACTTACAACAACTCCCAGCAAGGAACAAAGAATTTGCACCGAAAATTCGTGGTTTATTTATGCCAACAACAAATTGTAAGTGGGGTTCATTTGATTATTCACAGCAAGAACCAAGATTGGTCGTGCACTACGCTTCTTCGATCGGCGAAGGCTACGAAGGATCTCAAGAACTTGTGGAGGCTTATGCGAATGCTTCAGCCGATTTCCATCAAACCGTAGCTGACTTAGTCGGTATTGATCGTAAACAAGCTAAGACGATTGGTTTAGGTTTAATGTATGGAATGGGTAAAAATAAATTAGCAAATTCTTTAGGATTAGAAAAAGAAGAGGGAGATAAGATTATTGCAAAGTATAATCGTAAAGTTCCTTTTGTAAAATTATTGTCTGATCGTTGTATGAAGAAAGCTGATGAAGAAGGTGTGATTAGAACGAAGCTTGGCCGTAAGTGTCGTTTCGATGAATGGGAACCAAGAGATTGGGGTTTATGGACAAGTGAAACTTTTGAAAACGCTGTAGCTAAATATGGTCGTGGTAATATTAAAAGAGCCAAAACTTACAAAGCACTTAATAGATTAATTCAAGGATCCGCAGCCGATCAAACTAAACTTGCAATCGTAGAATGTTATAAGCAAGGTTACCTTCCTAAATTACAAATCCATGATGAATTATGTTTTGATGTTGAAACTGAAGAAGATGAAGCAAACATAAAACAAATCATGGAACAAGCTATGCAATTAAAAGTTCCAAGTGTTGTTGATGTAGCGATTGGTGATAATTGGGGTGAAACTTCATAATCATAAATGTTTTAAATGTGGGAAAACTGCTCACGTTATCGATAATGAAATGTATTATTGTGCAGATTGTATGCTGAAGATTTTAAAGAGACAAGAACAGCGTCACGGGAAACCCGATCCACGGCTCACGAACCAAATAACCTATACGCTAGGAAGCGTAATTAGGAATTAAATCTTCTTTTGGTATTTCGTTATGAGCAAGTCTGATATCTTCCATGTCAGCAGAAACCATTTGTCTTCTAACAAATCTGATTTCTTCTTCGATAGGTTTCATTTCAACGGTAACTTTACCCGCTTCTAAATAGCATCTATTCCATTTAGATTCTAACTCTATCTTTTTAGCCAACAGGTCTTTGTTTGCTGTCATTAGCTATCTCCTCGTAAAAAAAGAAAATTCTGTCTGGTCTATAAACTGGTTCATACGAGACAGAGAAGTTTCCTTCTTTTAACTGTTTGATGAAGGCTTGTCGAACTTCCTTATCGTCCTGTCCTTTAAATGTTGAGACAATCAAACGTTCGCCTAGACGACACTGGACACGATAAGTCTTCATAAGATAATTTTACCTTCTTTTTGGGTGATTTGTCAATAGGCAAACAATATATCTCTATTTTGGAAATCGTCAAACCATTTTTTCTAAAACGATCTTCAATCTCCTGACCTCTTCTTTTTGCTTCTTTACCGCAGGTTTCTATCTTTTTATATTTAACAACTGGCTCTTCCCAGAAATTCATACATTTTATATTTTCAGGTTCATATGAGGTATGGACACAAAGCATACCGAAGATTGCAAAAAGTTCTGACATATAATGAGAATATCACATAAAAAAAATTATTGATATCTCTTTGTGATTAGGATAAACAATGGGAATATTAAGGAGAAAATATGGATATCAATAAATGGAAATCTGTAGCTGTAAGAATTAAAGACTACAACATTTTGAAAGCAATTTCTAAAAATAAATTTAGAGCGCCCGCTTCTATGATCTCAAAACTTGTTGATGATTATGTCGAATTCCAGGCAAAAAAAATGAAAGTATCAAAAGATTCTTTCGTAAAAAAGCTTCTCAATGGCAAGTCTTGAACACTTAAATCGAGAAATTAAGCGTCTTCTGGAAGATAATCGTAATCTTTCAGAAGAACTTACCTATTACAAAAACCGTTGCAAATTACTCAAATTAATCATACAAAAGTTTAAGAGCGGGATTAAAAGAATTATCAATTAGTCTCGTCAAGGACTTTAAACTATGGCAAAAAATCATTACAATAGGCATATGCCTAGAGATAAATTTGAGGATACTTTATACGACACTGATATCGACTTTTCTAAATTCAGTCGTCAAGAAATAAACACACTCATGCTGGAAATCGACAAAGATGTCGATTATTTGATGTCAGCCTACGCACCCCCATCGCTAATCAGACACCATCATGAGCTATTATCAAGACTTATTAAACGTTATGGGCATTAATTTTGCGACCGAAATGGTCAAGCAAAATGTACCCAAAGAAGTAAAAATGTGGAGAGCCGTTATTAATAACGCTATTGGTGATGTTGCTTTGAACTTATCCGACCGAAAAAGCTCACTATTAAAAATGGAAGCTCACTATTGGATCATGGATAATACTGAGGATTTTCAACAAGTTTGTTACTATGCTGAACTCGAACCTGATAATGTCAGGCGACAATACATACGAGCATTACAAGATAATAAAATTATATTTACTGACCGACAAATCAAATGGAAAAAATATAATGACAATTACCAAAAATTAAAAACGATTCCGACAAAAGAAGGTAGACGAGAACTTAGAAAAGTCGTTGAGTATCTTAGACGACTTGTTTCAAATGCTACGAATAAACCCATAAAAGTCGGGTAGAGGAGAACACGTCACCTCTACCCTATGTTTAAACAACTTTTCTGAAAGGGAGTAGTTAGAAATAACTACTACAAAAAGGAATTTAGCACGAGTATTGAACTAATGCAAGATTTCATTTACAAGGGTAGTAGAGTCCCCAAACTGCTACTACCCTCTCTCTAGAGCCTCGACCGAGGGCATTTAGACCCTAAGGGACAC